ACTGCACTTAATGTTAATTTTAAAGCAGATGAAGCGTTAGCAGTTTCTTTCATTAATTGTTTAACATTAATTGCTAAACCTTTTTGTGCAGATAATGCTTTAGCTCCTCCTAAAAATTCTTCTGTGGTTTGTTCTAAAGTTTTATTGTTAACTAATCCTAATTTATAAAATTTAGTTAATTCTTCATTGGTAAATCCAGCTTGATCTCTTAATTTAGTAAAAGTTGCTAATTCTCCTTTCATAGCTTCAGCATCTGCTGCTATACTAACTCCTAAATCTTGAGAAATAGCTGTAAATGATTCGCCTAAGGATTTAGAGTTAAGAAAAGCATCATTCATACTGCTACCCATATCTGCAAACTGCTTGTTAAGATCAGCAGCGTCATTATAGGTCATGTTAAGATTTTTAGCTAAACCTCCTATTCTATCATCAACACCCTTAAAAAATTCTAATATAGCTCCTACTCCAAACGCACTTTCTAAAGCTTTAGATATACCTAAAGCAGCATCTTTTCCAGCTGTTTTAGTTTTTTCTATATTTTCTTCTATTTTGGCTTGTTTTGTAAGCTCTTTAGTTTCTTCTTGAAGTGTTGCTAAATAATTTTCTTCTCCACTTGCTGTCTTTTTTCTCAAGTTACCTTGAGCATCCATTATATTGTTTATAGCAGCAAGTTGTTTTTTCTCTTCTTCGTTTAATCCTTTTGATCTTTTTTTTTCTGTTAGTTTTTCTCTTTGGAGTTTTAAATTTTGAACTTCTTCAATTATACTTTTATTTATATTTTTTAACTCTTCAGATGAAGCATTCTTTATATCTTTTTTAGATCTTAATACTTTACTTGCTAATGAATCTAATTCATTAAAACTATTGTTTATTTTTCCAGATTCTGTATTTAATTTGGTTATTTCTTTAACAGAATCTTTAATAGAATCAACTAAGGATTGAAATCCTTTATTTAAATCTTGTTGTCTTTTAGTTACTTTGGTTAATTCCTTATCTAATACTCCAGCTTGAGCAGCAGCATTAGCCATACTTTTAGCTGTAGAAGCACTATATCCATCTACTTTCTCCAATAAATCAGCTAACTGCTGTATTTTTTTTGGGTCTGGTGTTGATCCTCCTCCTGAGGGAGATGCGGGTGGTGTTGTAGCCATTTATGAATTATATGGTATAAATATTAAAAGGTACCATTTTTAGTACCTTTTTAATTAATATTTAGGAAGTTTATTTTTAGCATTTAAAAATTGTGGTGCAACTTCTACTTTACCACTTTTTATTTTATGGGTTTGGGATGCTAAATCATCATTATATTTTTTATTTTGATTTCTATAATGTTCATCTATTTTGTTAAAAGTAAATTTTCTTAACCAAATAGGCATATTATATATAGTATCCCAATCATATCCTCCTTGTCCATGAAATACTATTTCATGAATTTGGGTAAACAATGCTACTCTAAATTCAGGAGCATTACTTAAAGTCAGGCCAAAAAAAGCTAAGCCCAACTGGGATACTGATTCGATCTTCGCCATCAGGGGGAAAAAAAGTCAGATCTACGTCTGGCTGTACTTGTTTTATATAATCTCTTAGTGATTTGGAGTCTCGAGCTAAGAGGGCATTGTCTACAAAATACCTTATAGTTTTAGTTTCCCTATCTCCATTGACGGATGTAATCATATACTTTAAACGAGTAGATAATTCTGGGGAGAGATTTTTATTAATCTTTTTTAATCCCTCTAGTTCAGCTGAAATTTTCTTTTCATCGTGTCCTGTAAGGAATTTAAATGTAATAGCAACTTTTGAATGTGGAAGGGTAAAATCAAATTCGTTTTTGCCTGGTGTGATGTAGGATTCATCTAGGACTTTATTGTCTAAAGTAGATAAATCTACTTCGTAATCTTCTCCATCAAATGAGAATTTATAATCTTTTCCATATCCTAAAATTCTAGATGCAACCATAATTGCATTTTTATCACCTACAATTAAATCATCGTAGTTAATTTTAGATATAATCATAGATTGCATTAGTTTATCTAAAACTGTGCCTTTTTGAATATATGAAGAATTAGTTAAAATATCTTCTTCTTTAGCAGTCATGTACTTCATTTCAATAGTACCGCTAGAAAGAGGATTGTCTTTAGGATATACTAAACCTTTAGAAGGTAGTTCAATAGTTTCGGTTGGTAGAACAAATTTGTTTTCTTCCATAATCTTTATTTAATTATAACATTATTATCGTATATACATATATGAAGAAAAAGGAAGCTCAACAAAAGTTGAGCCTCTCTTTAAAGTATTTTTACTATTAGTAATTCAATACACAGTAATCCATACCTACAGTTATTGTAAGGTTTTGAGCTGCAGATTCGTTGTCGTAGCTATATTCACCAAAGTTTGCAGATTTAATAAATGCTCCTTTGATAACCCACTCACTTACAACATCACCTACAGGACCTAAAATATCAATAGTTAAGTCTTTTTTATAGAAATCTGAGTAACCGTCACGACCTGTTACTGATTCGTGGTGTAAACGTACCCATTCCATTGTAGCTTGAGCACCAGATGGAGAAATTGGGTCGAACAATGTTAATGTTAAATCTCCCCATTTAGATTTACCTTTGATTTTACGATAAATGTTTATATGGTTTAAAATAATTTCATCAGCGGTATACTCGATTGCAGATACTCCTTTGATTATATAACTTGGAAAACCATCTACATAAAGGATAAATCGGTTCTGTTGTTTGGGTTCAAACGCTGTGAAAAATATTTCGTTTGCATCTATAATTGCCATGTTCTAGTTGTATTTTATTTATTATACATATTTATTTTTCTAACCTTTTATGCTGGGAAGGTAGCTCCAGTTGGTGTAATGTTGAAGTTCAAATAGATAAATTCAGCGGTTTTGGTTGGTTGTAAATAGAAGTTACCTACTAATTGGTTTCTATCTATTACATCTGCTGTGTTATTTGAATCATCCATTACTACTTTAAATGCGTACAATCCTTGACGTTGTTGAACACTTTCTAAGTATGGTGTTACAATTGATAAGAAATTATTTCTTGTTGCTATAGTGTTTTGTTCAAATACTAAGTTTTGACCAACTTGAGAAATATATGTCTTAAGAGCAATTAATAAGCGACGAACATTTACACGATCTAAAGCACTTGCTCTAGTTTGTAATGTCTTTTGACCATATACTACAACTCCGGTTGATGGGAATGTAGCAATTGGATTTACTTTACCATTGTATAAAGTATCACGAGACGATTGTGGAAGTTTTTGTTCAGCTCTAACTACTTGACTTAAGCCACCACGATTAATACCTGCTGGTGCAAACCAAGGTTCAGCTACATTATCATTATAAGCGTATACTCCACCAATTACAGTTGAAGCAGGTACCCAAACCATATCTCCGGTGTCTGGGTCGAATACTAACGTCCAAGGCCAATATGTGGCAGCATATGAAGTGTTACGGCTAGAAGCTTGGGCAACAACTGCATTAACATTTGAACCATAAGGTACCATATCTACTATATAGATATTATCACCTCTTTGTTGAGTATTTGTAATAAGAGTAGTAATTTGAGAAGAATGCAATGTATTTACTAAACCAGGAGTCATTATTGCATTGAATATATAATCATCTTGGTTAGATAATAAATCAATCATATCATCATAATCAGATGCTAATAATCCTTGAGTATTAGAGCTATTAATTTCACTATAAAAATTTGCTCCAGCCATTACATCTCCTAAAGCTCCGCCAAATGCACCACTAGCATTAGTTGGAAGGAATGTTTGATATTGAACTTTTGGAGCTCCAGTATTATCAAAATAATTTGGAGTTAAATAGTTAACTTGTTTTACTCGAATAAATTGAGAAGCATTAGAGAAGAAACCAGTTAATTCCATTTGATTATCCGTAGGATCATAAGATTCAACCTGGTCACCTATTACTTTTGCTATAAAGTTATCTTGAGTTGGGTCTAGTGTTAAACCAGTCCAAGTTTCTAATACAACTTGATCATTAGTAATATCATCACCTCTTCTAATTAATAAATCAAAAGTTCCAGTATCAGTATCTGAGTTTACTATTTGCCATCTGATATTATCTCTAGATCCACTAGCTAATGCACCATATGCATCTTGAGGACTAGCACTATTCATAATAATACCTTCAGAAAGTGTTTCTAATACAAATGGAATAGATCCAACACCATCCATACCCCCTCCAACAGTTAATACATTAGAGAATGTAGTACCAGACCCAGTAGAAAGAGTTACTCCATTATATGTTGATGCAGAAACTGTTGAAGTAAATATTAATCCTCCTGATCCTGAAGTTACATTAAAGTATCCTGTAAGAGCAGTATCCATAGTTGTAGCTAAACTAGTAGCAGTTGCTGCAAGAGTTGGTTGGGTTACAAAATAATATAAATTACCATCAACATCATCTGCAGGAGTTCCAGCAGTAGTTGTAGCAATAAATCTATATAATCCAAAGCTTCCAGTTACTCTAACTTCACCAACTCCGGTAGTTAAAGGATTAGCTAAATCTACACTACCAGTAGCAAATGCTCCTGGGGTTGAAGATACATTATTTAAAATTCCTGAGCTGCTTGCTGGTGAGTAATTACCATTAACTACACGAGTTACTAATAATGTTTGTCCACCATTGTTAAAATAGTTGTAGGCAGCAATAGAAGTAAAATAAGTGTAAGTATCACTACCACTAACTAAAACAGTACCAAATTTATTTTGGTAATCACTGTATGTTGAGATTAATGTTGGTTTATTTACTGGACCTTTAACTGTAGGACCGATAATTGCGGCTCCAGCAGCAATAGGCTGGCGAGAAATAAATGATGCGTCATTTTCTCTTGCTAATACTCCTGGGGATATTAAGGTTTCTGCCATGTTGTAGAATGTGTTTTAAATTTATTATAAATATTGAGAGGCTTTGTAAAGATTAAGTAGAACTAATAAATTCTCCTTTTTCTAAATCAATAGTCCCATCACCATATTTTTCTTGAAGGGTTTTTCCTAATTGGATTTCTTGTTGTTTATATAAGTTTAATTCATTTACTAACTCTTGTTTTTGTTGAGTTAATGATTGAATTTGATATTCTACTAATCCAAAATCTTCAACTAATTTAGCTTGAATTTTTTGTAATTTTAGAATACTTTGAATTTCTTCGGATGTTAAAACTTTTTTTTCCATAAATTTGTTATTTTATTATAAATATTAAGCTAGAGATGCAGATCTCCAAGCTCCGGCAATGTAAGTAAATATAAAGTATTGTCCACTTTTAACCGCAGGAACCATTTCACCTTCTCTACCAGTCCATGTTGGTTCAGCACTTTGTGTTGCTACTATAATAGATGAACTATTGGATACTCTAAATGCATCTTTTCTACTTCCATTATCTGTACCACCTCCTACAATAAGAAAACTTGTAGTATCAGTACCAACATTCCATGATCCAACTACAGTTTGATACGATCCTGTAGAAAAAGTATTATTACCTCCTGCATATGAATAATCACCAGAAGCAGTAGTGTTAAATCCAACAGCTTTTGATGCAATCCCTATAGCTATTGATCCTGAGCCTTCTGCGTGTGAAAATGATCCGGATGCTATTGTTAGATTTCCTTCAGCGTGTGATCTAACTCCTTTTGCTGTTGTGTAATATCCTTCAGCATGAGAATATACTCCTATTGAGGTTGTAAATTCTCCTTCAGCATGTGATCCTTGTCCAACTGCTACTGTTTGACCACCTTCAGCGTGTGATATATCTCCAAATGCTGTTGTTGCGTATCCTTCAGCGTGTGAACCAAAATTCCCCCAAGCTCTTGTATTATACCCTTCAGCGTGTGAAAATGAGCCTGTAACTATTGTTCCGTATCCTTCAGCGTGAGAATAATCAGCAATTACTATTGAACCTGTTCCTTCAGCATGAGAACCAATTCCTATAGCTACTGATCCTGATCCTTCAGCGTGTGAGTGAGAACCGGATGATATTGTTCCATAGCCTTCAGCGTGTGAATAATTTCCTTTTGCTGTAGTAAGTTGTCCTTCAGCATGTGATGTTCCTCCTATTGCTGTAGTAGAATCACCTTCAGCATGAGAATAGG